CATTGGGGCCAAACAAGCCTTCGTCACCAAAAGTATCAATGTCAGTGTGCGGGACTTGGGAGAAATAAATTTTCATGTTGTTTTCTTAGTAAAATTTGTTTTTAGAATATATATTATATCAAAAATACCTGCGTGTTTCAAGAAAATATTTTTGAAACAAAAATCCCAGCCGTAGCTGGGATAAGTGGTGCGCTAACTAGGAATTGAACCTAGACTCGACCGATTATGAGTCGGCTGCTTTACCATTAAGCTATTAGCGCGTTTGATTTGCTAAAGTTTTGTAACCTTTGCCTGTGGGATGAATACCATCAGGACTTATACTTGTAATTGGCAACACTACATCACGGTAATCTGCGGCTAATTCACGAATAAAATCATGAATAGCAGGATTATTGTGTGGAAGAATCCAAAACACTAGTTCAGCTTTTGTTAGCTCTCGCAGCGTTTCTAATTCTCGTTTAGTATTAATTTTTTTACTATCGTTTGCACCTAAGCTAATCACTACTGTTTTTGCAGTTAAATTTTTAGTTAAGTTGGCATTACTCCAATTACGGCTGTTAATACCAACTTTTGCATACGCTACACATTCGGGTCGATGTTGTGCAATGCCAACGGCAATACTATCACCTAGGATTAGACATTCTAGCATTAAAGTAGCTCGTAGTCTTCTTTACCAACGCCACACTCAGGACATTCAAAATCTTCTGGAAGTTCTGCCCACAAGCCTTCGGTGGCTTCATCATGCACATGACCACATACAATACAAACGTGTTCCATTAAATTGTCTCCCAAACTTGTTGATATGCTTCTGCGTGACGTTGTTCAACTTTTTTCAATGCTGCAAAACGTTTTTCTGCTTTTGCTAATACTGCTTTAAACTGCTCAGCGTGTTCTTTTGATTCTGCTGCTTGTTCGATAGCTTCAAGTGCAGCAGCATCATTACCCTCTCGCCATGCTTGATCTTGCATACGTGGATACATCTCTGTATACTCGTGTGTTTCGCCTTCAATAGCAAGCTCTAAACATTGCTTAGTTGTGGGTGTACCAATTAGTAGTTCTAAGTGACCCCAAGCGTGTTTAATTTCTTGATCGGCTGTATGTTCAAAGTGTTGGGCAACTTCTTCGAATCCTTCTGCGCGAGCAATACGAGCAAAGTAGCGATATTTAATATGTGCTATTGACTCGCCAGCCAATGCGCTTTCTAAATTTTGTATTGTTACTGACATTGTTTTTTAACTTCTTCTAGTGAGATAGGTGTAAAATTGATTCGTTCCATTGATACATTAAAATACCGTTTATCAGGAATCTGTGAAACAGTCATACGCACCACATTGTTGTGTAGGTGTCCGTGCACATTAAGACCCCAACGTGTTAGACTTTCGGGATGAATAGGAATATGTGTTAGAATCATTCAGTCAAACTGATGCGAACCACGAATGTCTTTGAAATATTGTAGATACTGATTAGCACTACATAGGTCGTGATTACCTTTGACTAGGACTTTTTCACCATTCATGCGCCCTAGGATTTCTAGACCCTTGGCATTACGGCTCATTGAAACATCGCCTAGAAAATATACTTTGTCTGACGGCTTTACTACACGGTTGTGACAGTAAACGATATGTTCATTCATATGGTCAATGTCATCAAATACGCGCAGGGGTGTACCGTCCTGATTTTTAAAAGTCAAGATGTTTTTGTGATGGAAGTGATGGTCGCTTGCAAAAAAGATGTTTGCCATAAGTAAGAAATCCCCGAATAAGTATATATTATACTCGATTCGGGGATACAGTTCAAGTTTAAAGTTTGGTACATCCTGACAGTTTCGAACTGCCGACCCTCTCCGTGTAAAGGAGACGCTCTACCACTGAGCTAAGGATGCATGGAGCGGGGTGCGAGAATCGAACTCGCAACTCTAACTTGGAAGGATAGCGTTTTACCACTAAACTAACCCCGCATTATCGTTTTCTTTTCTCAGCACCAATTCGTGATGCTTTATTCCAGTCGTATGCAATACCGTCTGGGCAAATTCCGTTTTGAATGGAGTCTACACCAAACTTACCTACAATTTCTATAGTACCGTCTGTGATTGTCACAAACTCGTCTACATACTTAGCCATTTCCATAGCTATGGTTAGGTCTTTTGATTGGCCTCTAACATGGCCTTGTTCATCTATTACTTTATACATATAACTTGGTGCGGGCTACAGGGTTCGAACCTGCGACCTGAACGTTGGCAACGTTCTGCTCTACCAGCTGAGCTAAGCACGCATTAAAAGGGTACATCATCATCTAAGATACCGCGAAGCATTTCACGCTCGCGTCTAACTAATCCATCTTCAAGATAAGGCTTAATTTCTTCTTCGATGAAGCGTTGCTGGTCTTTAAAACCAGCGTGTTCTTTGATTGTTTCTGTTACGATACCTGTATATTTCATTAGGCCTTGTTTATCAGCCCAGATTAGGTACTCGTAATGATCTGGAATTACATCACAGATTCTGCAACCTTGTAGTTTGCCAACACGTATTGTGTCAGTCATATCTAGTACGGTTGATTTTACATTTTTGAATGATATTGCCATATCTAAGACCGCTTACATCCCTTGCACCGCTGTTTTGGAGCAGCGATCAGTTAAGTCCAAAAACTAGGAAAAGTCAGTCTTAGATATGGCGGATAGCGGAGGAGTCGAACCCCATCCCCGTTAGGAGAACCTGGTTTTCAAGGCCAGTCGCAGGACCAACCCCGCTGCATCACTATCCACGTTTTTTATTCTGCTAGAGCTTCTGCTTCTGCTACAGCTTCAGCCATAGCTTTATAGATGACTTCTAGTCTAGCAACAACTTGGTCGCTGGTCATCCAAATATCTTTGTTATGCAACATACCTTGAATTTCTTCAGTGGTTAAAAAGTCAGCATAAACTTCGGTAAGGAACTTTTCAGACCAAGCGTGTTCAAATTGAATCTGGTCATACATTTCACCACCCTTACCAAATACGCCTGCACTGTAGTTATGAAACATAAACATTGAGTGAGGTGTAATTTGATGTTCGTCTGCTTGTAAGAATACCATAGTAGCAGCACTCATACAAGCGCCTTCTACACTGCAAACTACATGAGCATCTGTGTCTGCAATAACTCGCAGAAACTGAATAGCGGTGTATAAATCACCACCACAACTATTAATATAGATTTTAACTGTATCAGATTCACGAGCATTACGGATAGTGTCAAACCACTCAACGTATTCTTCAGCTTCTAGAATCTCTCCTGACAAATAGAATTCGTATAGGTTTCCAGTATTTTTGGTAAAAGAACTTTTACCTAGGTTGAGGCTATCTAATTTATCTGTCATAACTTCCTTAAATTTAGGGTCAGTATTCTGTTACGAGGAACTGACCAAAACCCTAAGCGGCAATTAAGCTGCTAAAGCGTAAACTGAATCGTTTGCGTTTATTTTTGTTTTGCTTCTGCGACTGGGAACAACCCCAATCCTAAGGCTTCTGCTTTACCTAGTTGTCCACGCATTTACTTGTAACCCTGTCGAAACCAAGGCAGCCCCATCAGAAGTATCCTGCTGTTAACAGGTTGGGAATTCCAATCCTCAGGGTCTTGTTAAACCCCTACATATTACCCTAAACAATACTTCTGGTGGAGCTGGCGGGAGTCGAACCCGCGTCCAGAATTCTTTTCTTTTTGCTTCATACAACCATACAATAGTTTAAAGCGCTCTTGCAAGCGGAGTTAAACTATGATTTACAATTACTCTTTCAGCATTTGTGCCTTTAGGCAACATATCTTCACTAATAATGTCTTCTACACTATCACCATTACGCAATGCGTGAATACAGCAAGCTACAGTATTTGGTTCTAGTGCAGTAATTGTGTGTATTTTTTCTTTTTCAATATAAATAACAGCAGGTGCGTTAAATTTAGTTTTTACACCGTCAACTTCTACTTCTATTGAACCCTGAGCCAATAAAGTAGGGTGATCAAATAAATGTGCATGACCAGGATTAAAATCTCCAGGCTTTTTAAATGTCATCATTTTAATCCAAACATTACTAATGATAGCAAACTTACTATCAGGGTCTGTTTCATTAAAACCTGGTACTGAAACAAATCCTTCTAATTTTGTAATATCCATAATTCCTCCATATTATAACACACTACCCGTGTCAGGTGCTCCTGATTACCCGCGGAAGGTGTGCTGCAGTTACTCCGCATATATGCATTAAGTGGCGAGTAATGTGTTATAATATAGAGTATTAAACATACTCTATGGTTACTGAATCATCAGTATAATTTGCATACAATGATTCTATTTCTTGTGCAAATGCTTGAGCATCTGCTAAATTTGAAAATTCTATTTGTATAGTATTATCATCTAATAAAATAAAGTCATCAACAATTTTATTTTGCATTACATATCTTGAAAACAAGTTAGTACGTGCATCTATTTTTTCTTGAGATGTTTCTTTACTTAGTCCAATACCTATTT